ATGATTCATTATCTTATTTTGCTAAATTAGCAGAAGATTAAAACCAGCTCCCCTTGGTTTAGCCCCGCCCTGTGCGGGGTTTTTCTATCTTATACCTCGGCGAGTTCTAAACATATCCATCATTTTAGTTCCTGTTCCTTCTGCTTGTATCTGAGCTGCGGAAATAGTAGGAGTGCCACCATTCGTTACGTTTTGTGTAATAGATTGATTGAACATTTGTGCGTTGGGAGCTAACTTATTTGCCATAGCTTCAGTTTTATCATATGCTTCTTTTAATGTATCATATACCGCAGTTCCAAGTCCCGGTAGTAAATTAACAGTCTGAGGATTTGCGTCTGTGCCGAAATTAATTTCGCCTAACTTATCCATTTCCCCAACAATAAAATCCTTTGCATCAACTAATTTATCTACAATTGCCTTTTCCATTTTCTTTGGAAGATCTTCAAAATTCGTTAGCATATTTTTAATAGATTCATTCATCTTTTTAGTATAATCACCTAGTGTGTCGGTTTGTTTTTCTAAATCTTTTTCTTTTATTTCTTTATCTTTTTTCTCGTTTTCTGCGTCTATTTCTCCCGCCCTTGTCATAGGATCGGTAAAGAATTTTTTAATTTTATTTAAAGGATTTGATGGATCGTCCCATTTCAAAGGTCCACCACCGCCGTTTTCCTTATTTTTATTTAGTGTTTCTTGTTCTCCATCAGAAGTACCATATAACACGCTTCCCGCTAAAGCGCCTAGCCCCAATGCACCTAATATACCTGCTAATAATTTACCTTTACCGCCTGTGGCACCTTCGGGAACATATGCACCGGATCCATTTTGTTTCAAAGTTCCCATGTCTCTAGGTTGTCTAGGGCCTTCAAGTTCTGGTAATCCATTTGGTCCTATTCTACCACCACCGGCTCTACCATTTTGATTTCTATTTCTTTCAACATCTCCTGCTCCTCCGCCCATTCCGCCAATTCTATTTAAACCCATTGCAGCGAGTAACATCTCTCCCAATGCCGTAACTGCTGCAACTATTGCTGCACCTACAGATCCTAATGTTGTAATAATGCCTGTTAGAATGGGAACAACGATAGTACCTAAAAATGTTACTAGTAATGTACCACCTTGTAATACTGTACTAATAAGACTAGATAAGAACCCTCCGCTTTTTTCGCCATCGCCTCCATTCTGAGAATCCTTTATTTCAATCCCCAATTTTTCCGCAATAGCCTTTGCGAGAAGCTCTCGTTCTCTTTTTCTAGGACCTTCTTCATTGGCTTGTCTTAGGAAATTAATATTTAAGGCAGTCGTTTCTGTTAACTCTCGTACCCTTGTTATCTCTTCCATCATCTTTTGTTGATATTTAGATGGGCCAAATAATTTGTTTATTGCAGATTTAAAAAATCCTGTAGATGAGGATTCGTCTTTAGTTTTGGATTTATTATCAGATTTATACTTTTCAAAATACTTTTGTATTGATGACATTCCTTGCTGGTTACCCTGAAAGAATTCTCTTTGCGAATTTCTTATATCTTTTCTTAGTTCAGAAAACTCTTTTCTCTGATCCATAATACTATCAGATAATTTATGTAACACTTTTGTTTGTGCAGATAAACTATCATTCTGAGTTTTTAGTGTATTGTGAATTAGTATATCACTTAGGGGATTTTGTGGTAGTGCCATATCTTACTTCTGTTGTTTTGCTCTTAGTTTTTCATTCTCTTCATTAATGTGATTAATTAACATAGTAACGTAAATATCTCTTTCCCACGGTAGCATATTTTCTATATCAGATAATGAGTAATTATGATTATTCATTAATGAGAAATTAAGCTGATAATAATTAAGGAGTCCTTCGTGCGAAAGAGTTAGACGAAAAAATTCTGAAGACCCTCAAGATTTAATTCATTATGTGCTCCGCATTCGGAACAATCTTGTTCTACATGCTGTACTACTTTTGGCATAGTTAAAAAGAAAGTTTCTAATAAACCAAACTGTGCTTTTGAAAATCCGTTAACAAATTCTACCAATTCTTCCTTAGTGTAGTCATCATATAATTGTTCATCGGTATATACATTCCTGATACAATCGCATAACAATTCTACAACACTTTCAGATTTAAAATTATTATATATCTTTAACATTTCCTCAAATTTAGGATAGCGCATTTCTAATCCAATGTTATCCGATATTAGAATTTTTGTGGTATGCTCAGGATCTTTTTTAACTTCAGCTTTAGTTATATCAAGATCAAATTTAATCTTATTCTCGCAATTATTACATTGTAGTGTTAGGTTTGCCGTTTCGCCTACAGACTTTGCTCTTAGATTTAAAAAGATATATTCTATATCAAAATTTGGTAAATCGTCCATCTTTAATTTATTGAATGTACAAACATCTACAAGATCCACAATTATTCTGTGTATCTCTTCTCCGTCCGATTCTAATGCTGTTAATAAAATTTTATATTCTTTTACTAAGAATGGTCTGTATTTGATTTTTTCCCCGGTTGATGGTAAGATCAATTCATATGTTGGGGTTTCTAATTTTGGTAATGCCATGATTTAATTCCTATAATTAAAATGCTTGTTTTGTAAGTCGGTTAAAATTTCCTGTTGCAGATTCGGCAGGTGTTGCTTCAGTGTCAATCATTGAGCCATTTCTAATAGTATCGTATGGATATAATTTATCATTTAATCCACCCGCATGGTTAGGAATAGCTTTTCTATAAACAAAGTTTACAGATAATTTGTGCAGGCTGTTTTGACTGCTGTTATTGACTTCTAATAAATTATATGATTTTGGAAATGCATCAGTCAATAATATAGAATATGTTGTTTCGTTTTTCTCATTCAATTGATAAATTCCAATATCTGTCACATAATCACTTTGATAATTTACGTTATAGTTTACAGGATTTATAACTATTGCCATCCAGCAATCAAAAAACGCTTTAATGTCCATTTGTTGATCCATTAAAAATGTCATTGCCATTCCATCGCCACCATAATCTATTGTAGATGGTCTTTGATACGCGGGACCATATATTCGTTGTTGTTTAACCCCTATACCTATAGGAGGTAAACTTGCGGATTCGCAAAATAAACTAACTAAGTTTATATTTCTAAATCTTGCATTTTCTAATATTTTTGCAGGAGTATTAATGAAAACTTCAAATCTATTTTGTTTAGCAACGCCTCGCGTTCTAACTTCTGTTTGAAATTTGCTTAGTGAAAAGTATGACATTTATTACCTACTGTATTTTTCTTTTGTGTCTTGCCAGACAGTTTCTTTTTTAGCGTTAGCAAAGTTTTCAACAGGTAACATTGATGCTGTTATCCAATCATTAAAATCAATTTTTAAAAATCTTGATCTGACGTGCGGCTTTAGATAATGTTTTACGCACGCAGTTGCCATATGATATCTCGATGAGCTATTTAGTAATTGCCAAGATAATTGTATTTTTGTTTTTTGATCTGTTCTTTTATCGGTTGCTAGATCTGTGAGAGCGCCTAGTAAATTAAATCTAGCTAAGTATGGGAGATAGTGCAAATTAATTCCTAAAAATCCACCAGGGACTAAACTAAAGGGAAGCACCAATGGTAATCTATCATAGTAAGGTAATGTTGCTTTATGCTTAGGATCATACATAAAAAGATACATTTCTCCAGGGACTAAACTAGTAGTTAATTGTTCATTTTTTAAAAGATTTACTCCAGTAACTCCGGATCCTAAATTTCTAACTTGGCTACGATACCAGGTATACGACTTCTCAGCGTCGCCCCTTTTCATACTTACTACTTTAAATATATTATCAGCCATTTACTAATCCTAAATCTTTTTCAGTTAATATCATAAATGTCATGTTTCTATCTTTACAGAATTCAAATGCGGCTTTCCATTTTGCCTCATTTACACCATACTGAAAGACTTCATCTACAAATCTCTTTGTTTTCTTTGCCGGAATCGCAGGAGGTTTGGTAAATCTTTCGGGTTTAATTTCTACAAGATATTTTTGGATTTCGCCATTTTTGTTCTTAATTTTGATATAAAAATCCACAAAATATCTATGGACTTTTTTATCCAAGGGTGATATATAGGGCACAATAATCGTCTCAGACCCCCACTCTAGTACGGACGAATTAAGATCACACCATTTCATAAACCTAAGCTCCCACAATGAACGATAAACAATATTTGTAATATCGCCTTTATATTTCGCAGGGTTTTTGGTTTTAAATTTTCCCTTGTATGTTTTGGTGTACGTCATCCGTTATAAATAATTATGTTCCAACAATATTTATAAGAAATTTATGGTATCTCCCACTAGAATTCCGCAAGATGCTGTAGCAGAAAAACAACGTCTAGATAAGTCGAATGCCATCAAATCAAACTTCAAATCCGAATATAAAATTGGTACATACCAATATCCGGACGATTTACGGGTAAGACCAGATTTACAACACTTTGTTGCATTTTTTATTAATGTTAGAGATAAGGGCAGATTGGGCATAAACAACAAAGATAAACAATATTTTGTAAGTGACACTGAGCAAAAGAGATTAGACGCACTAGCGGCGGATAGACCAAATCTACAACCTGTTGATATCGTACAAGGAATAAAGACAGTACAAAATAATGCAGGTACGATTGCTGCATCTGCATATCTATTATCAAGATTAGGATCGGGTACTAGATTTGCTGATATTGGAACAACTATTGCTGGAACTGCAGGAGCGGCACTCGCAGGAAAAGTAGGTGCAAAATTATTTCAAAATGTCACGGACAATGCAACTGCATTACAAATAGGAACAACACATAGACTAAAGGATGTAGTAGCGTTACATCTTGAAGAAAGACCAACCGTTAGATATACTACAAGATATAATAATGGTGGAGATATGGGATTTCTTACTGGACTATTGGTACAAGGATCAGCAGCAGCATCTGCAGGGACATTAAAAAATCTAGCACCAGAAATTCAGGCAAGAGCATTATCGGAATTTGCTAAATTACCAGGATTGGGTGTTCTCAATAATTTACGAGAACTATCTACTAAAACTAGAACAAATCCTTTTAGAGAAGTATTATTCGAAGCAGTAGATTACAGATCTTTTCAATTCAAATATAGATTTTATCCAAAGAGCAAATCCGAAACTGACAGAGTGCACGACATTATTACAATGTTTAAAGTACATATGCATCCGGAATTAACATCTGGAAAATTATTTTTTATTTACCCATCTGAATTTGATATACAATATTACTATAAAGATAAAGAAAATAATTACTTAAATAAATTTGCAAGATGTGCATTGGTTGATATGCAGGTTGATTATGGTGGTGAGCAATTCACTACATTTGAAGATGGCGCACCTACAGAAATAGGGATGTCTTTAACATTCCAGGAACTAGAACAAATGACATCTGAAGGAATTGAAAAGTATGGCTACTAATCTTTTTGCCGACTATCCAAAAACTTCGTATACTTTAGATAACAATTTAACAGAACAAGTTGTTATTGATATATTTAGACGTATTGTACTAAGTAAAGAATATAGAGATAACTCAATATATTTCGAAGAATATGAAGTATTACATGGCGAAAAACCTGAAGAAATTTCTTTTAGGTTTTATGGCACTCAGGATTTGCACTGGTTGATACTAATGATTAACGATATAATTGATCCAAGATTCGAATGGCCCGTATCCGAGGAAAATTTATACAAAGCAGTATCTGACAAATACGGTGGAGATAAAAATATCTTTACTATTAATAGTGCAAAAAATAAAGCTGGACAACAAGTAGAAACATATTTTATTTTAACCGAAGATTCATCTTATAAAAACCCGATAAGATTATTATTTGAAAGCAACGATCCCAATTCTATTAATACACCAATTGCATATAAGGTTTCTCCAGAAATTTCAGATTATGTAAGTAATTTTGAAGTTGCAGAAAGTAAAAATGAAAGCTACCGATTGATTAAAATACTAAAGCAACAATATGTTCAAGATATTTTAAACAATTATAAGAGCATACTGGCAGAAAAATAATGGATCAAATTGCGTTTCCAGGTGACGTAAATATTAAAAATCTTGCGTTGGTTTCCCCTAATACGGGAAATTTTTTGCCATTGCAAGATTATTTGATAGAATTAAATTTAATGGAAAATATATTTTCTCCTGTACTTACAGGCACTTTATTATTATCTGATAGTAGAAATTTAATACAAGAATTTCAAATAGATGGAAGCGAATATTTAATACTAACATTTGTAACTCCTGGGCTTGAGTTAGATAATGCAATATCCAAGGCATTTCGTATCTATGGTTTAGAAAATAAAAATTATGTAAATGACGGAAGTACATTAGTATATCAATTAAATTTTTCATCTGTTGAACAATTTAATGATATTTTGAATGCCGGCATATTTAAAGAATTTAAGGGAAAACCCGAAGAAGTAATTCAAGAATTATTTTTTAGATATATGCAGGATGAACGTAACGTCAGACTTGCAGGAGAACCCGATACTGGCGGAAAATCTTCATTGACCATACTAGGAGAAAGTGATAATACTATAAAATTTACATCACCGGGATGGAGCCCTATAGAATGTATAAATTGGGTGGCAAGTAAAACACTTCCAAAAAATAGTACAGCAGCAAATTACTTATTTTGGGAAACAACCAAAGGATTTTATTTTGGAAGTATGGATGAAATTTTTAATGCAGCAGATACGTTATCCATAGGAGAATATGTATACTCGCAGGCTTTTATAAGTTCACTAGGTTCTGAAGAACGTAATAAAGCTATGTATGCGATAAAATCTTTAAGGATTAATAAGTCGTTTGACCAAGTATCGAATAACTTATCTGGTTATTTTGCTAGTAGAATCGTAGATGTTGATTTATATAACAAACAGTATGAGACTGTAAACTATAATCATATAGAAAAATTTAGTAATTATAAGCATTCTGAAGGCAACCCAGAGCCAATGTTTAACAAAGCAAGTTTTGTAAATCCATCAAATCACATAGAAGTAAACTATAGTCATTCTAAATTGTATGATAATCAAGATAATAATTTTGACACAAAAGTAAAATACATATATGGTAATAGAAGATCGAATCTATTAGAATTACAAAATTTTAATATGGAAATTGTTATATCGGGCAGAACAGATATAGAAGTTGGAAATTTTATTAAGATAAAAATACCCAAAAAAGATCCTGGTGCTATTGGCAACGAAAGTAAAAACACTAATAAAAATGATCATTTATATTCTGGTAATTATTTGATAACAGGATTGACACATAAGATTAACTTTAAAACACACACGATTGCTATGACATGCGTCAAAGATTCTTTTTCAAGTAAGGAAACTATATAATGGGAACAATATGGTGGACAGGTGTAGTTGAGGACAGAGATGATCCTGAAAAATTAGGAAGATGTCGCGTAAGGGTATTTGGTTGGCATACTGAAGATATTACTATAATGCCTACAAACACTTTACCATGGGCGTTACCCGTACAACCTATAACATCTGCAGCAACATCGGGTGTAGGGTCTGCTCCTGTGGGCATTGTAACCGGATCTTGGGTAGTTGGATTTTTCTTAGACGGCGACGAGGCACAAAAACCCGTTATTATGGGTACACTTGCAGGCAAACCTTTAGCAACTGCAGAAGCATTATCTACGCAGTCACAAAATTTAACAGCTAAAAACTATATCAAAGATCAAACGGGCAAACCGATATATGACCAACAGGGAAACCCTATAAGTTCAGCAGATGATGTATTATTGGAAACTGATACATTAAAACCTTTAAAAACGCAAGACTTAAATTTAATATTTGAAGCATTAGGTGCAGAATTATCAAACAATAAGTATACAAAAATAGGTGATAACGGTGAGTTAGGTAAATATCAATTTACTGCATCTATGCTTATAGATTTGGGATACGTACAAAGACCCGCAGGTGGTATCATTAGTAATACTATATTAGATACTCCTAGCCTTTGGAATAACTTAAACGGGATTAAGTCTAAAGCAGATTTTATTAATAATACTGCAGAACAAGAAACCGCTATGTTTTCTAATACGCAAAATAACTATAACACGTTAGTTCGTTTGGGTAAAATACAAGAAACAGATGACTATAAAATTGTTGGCGGTTTAATAGCATCGGCTCACGTTATGGGAGCAAAGAATGCAGATAAACTAGATAAAAAAGATGTTGCAGGACAAAGAGCAGAAAAATATTTTACACTCGGGAATTCTGTAGTGGGTGTGGATGCTACAGAATTAATAAGACAATATCAAGAAACCGGCAAATATTTACCACAAACAACTACATTGAACTATGAAGATTTAGCTAAGGTAAAATGATTTACAGATCCTAATATAAAATATCAAAACTATGAATATGTGGGTTTATCAGTTATCAATAAATTAGCAACAAGTGATAGATATCATTTTTTATTTCAAATAAAAGTAAATA